AAGGACGTAATGAAGGGAACACCTTTGTATGATGAAGAAGCTGAATATAACGGAGAGGCTATTACCCCAAATGAATAAGCAGCGCTACACTACAGATGAGCTCAACGCACGCCTACGCTTTTACGTTGGCATCATGCTCGCGCTTACAGTCTTTGGCTCTACCATGGCAATTATCTACGCGGTGACGTTTGTGACCCAGCCTTTGGGCGAGGTGCAGTCAGAAAACGATAAGGCGTTCTTTACCTTGCTATCTACGACCGTATCGTTTTTAGTTGGCGTTATCTCAGGCTTTATGCTGAACGGCACGTCAGCCGCGGGTAAGACAGAAGAATAAACTAGATTCGACCGAAGTCATCTTCGTATCGAATAATGTCATCTTCACCAAGATACTCGCCCGTCTGAATTTCAAAGAAGACTAAGTCCTCTTCGCTTTCAGCTTCAACGCGGTGAACTTCTCCAACTCCAATTGACACGTAGTCTCCTGGGCCAAGATGAAGTTCCTGGTCTCCTAATTCTACCCTCGCGTATCCTTGTGTAATATACCAATGCTCTGCACGGTGCTTATGCGACTGCTTGCTAAGACGGCTTCCGCTTTCAACGTGTAGTCGTTTAACCTGTACGCGTTGCTCTGTATGAAGTATGACGTAGAAGCCCCAAGGGCGAACATGTATCTCTGGTAGCATGAATGAACTGTATCATAAAAAGTAAAAAGAATCGAGTCTAGCACTGGCAGCGCTTCTTATGCTACCCAAGATGATAGCTCGCTAATCGACTATCCACTCGATGTCTACCCAGCCAGTGCTAGACACTCAACTCTGAAGTTGGAGTGGATGGCAGTTGTACGTCTTACCCAGGACGATCTCCGTGTTCGAAGACTGACGTGCGCTGACTACTCGACTTATATGCTTCTAGTAACGGGGTAGTTAATTATAACAGGACGGCTAGGCGTCTTTAAGCGTGTCTACCCAGCCGATGATGTCCTGGACAGATAGGTCCATAAGGGCGTCTTCTCCTAGAAGCTCCTCCATACGAATCATGATGTCGTTGAGCTCGTCGCGGTCTACGCTGCAGACCTGCACGATGTGAGCCTCCATTAAAAGCATCAATTCACGCATGAATTCAATAGGAACTAGCGCAAGACCCTCTTCTTCGAGGTACTGCATAAGTACGTCGTCATCTTTATCAAAGTCTGGGTCAGGATAATCCATTGTCTAATAGTATCTCAAATAACCTGCGGTGATAGCTTTTAGTTTAGTTGAATTTTAAATTATTTTACTTCTTACAGGGGTACTAAGAAGTCATACTAAGAAGTCTCGTTTTGTGGTAAAGTATAGGGATTAGCGTAATAATGACAGGATAATCCCATGGCAGCAGGCATTTACAATATCTTTGTTGAGCAGGGTGCAACGTTTCGACGTACTCTGACATGGAAGATCAATAAGAACGTAGTTGACCTAACGGGGTATTCCGCGCGCCTTAAGGTTCGCACAAACGGAAGAACCAACACGCCTACAAAGATTCTTGTCTCGTCATTGACCTCGTCTAGCGGAATAACTCTTGGAGGGACCGCTGGAACAATCGCTATCGTCATCTCTGCCTCTCAGACCGCGGCGCTTGCACCAGGCAAGTATTCATACGACCTAGAGCTTGAATCTGCTGGAGGCGAGGTTACACGCCTCGTTAAGGGTAAGTTTACAGTTGACCCAGAGGAAACATTTTGACAGACCCAACAGATAGCATTGTCTATATTGACAATCCAGTCACTACCGTTGAGATCGTCGGTGAAGATCAGGTAGTTGTTGAGATCACCACCGAGGAAACTCAGGTATTGGTTTCTAATGCCCAAGGACCTCAAGGTATCCAAGGCCCAACGGGGCCAACCGGTCCTGCGGGCGCAACAGGTTTAACTGGATTAACTGGTGCAACAGGATTAACTGGTGCAACGGGACTTACCGGAGCAACTGGCTTAACTGGCATGACAGGTATGACCGGAGCAACTGGCTTAACTGGCGCAACAGGCTTAACAGGTATGACAGGTATGACTGGCGCAACAGGCATGACCGGAGCAGACTCAACCGTCGCTGGTCCTCAAGGAGAAACTGGCCCTCAAGGCGAGCAAGGGAACACTGGCGCAACAGGTTTAACTGGCATGACAGGTTTAACTGGCATGACAGGCGCAACAGGTTTAACTGGTATGACAGGTGTCACCGGCTCTCAAGGAATTACAGGAGCAACCGGAGCTGTTGGTGAGACTGGTGCGCAAGGTAACACAGGCGCGCAAGGACAAACAGGAGTAACCGGTGCGCAAGGACAAACAGGAGTAACAGGAAGTACAGGAGTAACAGGTGCCACAGGTTCTACAGGTGACGATGGTTCTACTGGTTCTACTGGTCCCACAGGTTCTACTGGCGTGGTTGGTCCGACTGGAGCGACAGGCACTGCTGGTGCAGATGGCACGACAGGAGCTACTGGTGATCAAGGAGCAACGGGACCGACTGGCCCGACAGGACTAACTGGTGTTACTGGCTCAACTGGAGCAACTGGCCCAACAGGCGCAACAGGATCCACCGGCGCAACTGGAACTACAGGCTCGACAGGAAGCACAGGTGCAAATGGACAAACTGGATCTACAGGTGCTACAGGAAGCACAGGCTCTACGGGAGCAACTGGACAAACTGGATCTCAAGGAGATGTGGGAGCTACTGGACCAACTGGTGCCACTGGAGCAACAGGAGTAACTGGCAGCACCGGCGCGACTGGCCCTATTGCAAACGCAGTTGAAGGATACTACGGTTCCTTTTACGACAGCGTTACGCAAGAGCTAACAGATGTAGAAGTTACAGCTGGTACAGATAAACCTGTGCTACTAAGAAACACTGCCGGTAGCCGTGGAATAAGTATCGTTGACAACTCTAAGATAACATTTGCTAATCCTGGCACATATGATCTTCAGTTCTCTTTCCAATTTCACAATACAGGCGGTGGCGGAAACGGAACTACTGTAGAAATCTGGTTAGCTAAAAATGGAAACATTGTTGCTGATACGAATACTCGCGTTACAGTAAACACGAATAGTCCTTATATCGTGTCCGCCTGGGACTTCATGTTTGATGTTGCTGCTAATGACTATTTCCAACTGATATGGTCAACTGACAATCATCATATTGTTATGGCAGCAAACACAGGAGCTCTCGGTGGTCCAAATATCCCTTCTGCTATTGTAACCGTTATGCCTGTTATGGCAGCGCAGATAGGACCGACTGGTCCTACAGGATTGACTGGAAATACTGGTGTTACTGGCGTGACAGGCGCAGGACAGACTGGTGCAACTGGTCCTACTGGCCCAACAGGTGAGCAAGGCGTATTAGCTCAATCATCAACACCTACTGATACTGGTGTTTTGTGGCTTGATACAAGCGTTGCTGGTATTGATGGTATGGGACCTACCGGTGCAACCGGCCCAACAGGTCCGACTGGCGCTAATGGTAATACTGGCGCAACTGGTCTAACTGGCGCTACAGGTTTGACTGGAGCTACAGGGCTAACTGGTGTAACTGGCACAACAGGTGCAACGGGACCAACCGGTGCAACTGGCGTTACAGGCGCGACTGGCCAAACAGGCCCAACTGCATCTGCGCCATTGACTCTTACTCAGTCTGCAAACAACGCAAATTACCCTCTTACCATCTCGTCTGCCAACCAGCAAGGTGGAGGCGCTGGATACTCAGACTTAATTAAACTTATTAACTCTAAATCTGGTGCTACAAATCCAAATAAGTATATTCGTATTAGCGATTCTGGTAATCTTGAAATTCTTAATAATTTGTACACTGCAGTTAACTTTCTTATTAGCGATGCTGGTGATATGTCAATAAGAAATAACGTAACTGCAAATGGATTTATTAGAGGAACTGCCGCGGGGTCTGTACTAAAAGACACCATGCTGAGCAGAGACGAAATTACTCTTGTGTCAAGTACCATCGCAACTACAACAAGTAACGTTAACTTTATTACGTACAACTATACTCCTGTGAGTACGTCAAGCTATTTAATCGTGCATGTTCATATCTCTAAGTATGTCGTTAATGGTTCTACTGATGATAGCTTTATTTCTGTCCTTATGGTAGACGGTGGAGAAATTGCCTACGGATGGCAAGAATTTAACGATAATAACAATGGAACAAGCGGCAGAACTGGCGTTCTTTTCCCGCTAACTGGTAGATACACAAACTCAAGCCTGACTGCAAAACAGATCCAGGTAGCAGCAAGAAGAGGCGCCGCAGACGATAGTATCTCAATTGACTCAGGATCACCTCAGACTATCTGGCTACGTATTACGGAGGTTGCTCGATGAGCCAACTTAAATATTACAACACAGGGACAGGCCAGTGGGAAGCTGTAGTTGTGGGTGCGGCTGGAGCGACTGGTCCGACTGGTAGCGCCGGCGCGACTGGCACAACCGGAGCAGGTCCAACTGGTGCAACAGGTGCAGACGGTGGCGCCGTCCCTGCGTGGACAAGCGCGGGAACAATTCAATCCGTTGGGCTAACTGGTACTACCTCAGCTCCTACTATTGGAACGTCTACTCGCAACAACGTAAGTTATCGACAGCTTGGAGCTAAAGAGTGGGAGCTTGTTATGGCGCTCGACGCTACTACCACTGGAGGAGCTGCCGGCTCTGGCGATTATCTATTTACTCTCCCTAACGGGCTATCGTTTGATACAACAAAAGCGTGGCAGCCAGTCTACACTTCAAACGTTGTAACTAACTCCTGGAATCATCTTAGATACACAATCCCTTCTTCTACTGGCACCATGACAAACAATAGCACTGGATCTATTACGATTAACGCCATGGTCTACAGCGCGACTCAGTATAGAATTTTAGCGCCTATCATCGGGTCAGGAATTTACTGCTGGAGCAGCACTTGGTACCAACTTGGCTCTAGCCCGGTAGGCATGTCTCTTACCTTTAGATTCACCTCTGCTTAACACTCTCTAAGCCCTGCCAAACCGCCTAAACCCTGTTAAAATCCGTACATCCTTAACTTTAAGGATGTACAGTATCTATGGTTCCTTGTTCGGTTAGAAAAATTGTACATTAGAACGGAGAAAGTATCATTTCTGCAGAGAATGTACATGCGCTTTTATACGCCAGAGTTAGCACTCAAATGCAGGTTCAAGACGGTTTATCCCTGCAAGCTCAGGAGCGAGTTTTGCGCAACGCGGCCGAGTTAGCAGGTTTCACAAGCATGGAGTTGCTCTTAGAAGAGGGCAAATCTGGCAAGTCAATTAAGGGTCGTCCTGTTCTAAAAGATGCCTTACAAAGACTAGATGAGGGTAACGCGCAAGCTCTTATCGTTTCTCGTATTGACCGCCTAGCTCGTTCGACGCAGGACTTTCTTAGCATCGTTGATAGAGCCCACAAGAATAACTGGCGTCTTGTTCTTCTAGACCTTAACCTTGACACCTCTACGTATCAAGGAAGATTCGTAGTTACAGTCATGTCCGCGCTTGCGGAGATGGAACGTGGCATCATCGCAGAGCGTCAAAAAGATGTACATAAATACAGACGAGACAATGGAAAAGTCTGGGGAGTAGACCTAGGGCCTAAGCAGCTCATCTCCGATGAGATCCGCAACCGTATTGTTGAAGAACGAGAAAAAGGTCTTTCTCTTCGCGCTATAGCGCGCATGCTTGACGTTGAAAGTGTCCCTACCGCCTACGGCGGAAAATGGTCTGCCTCTAGCATTAAGTACGTATTAGATCAACAATCAGACAGTTCAAAATAGTATAGAATAACCCCTATATAAAGGGCTACATTGCTACTACGATAAGACTATATTGTCTATTAAACATAATGATAGATAAAAAGGTGTGGTAGTATGTCTACCAATCTAACTAGCCTCTAGTCCTGGTGGCGTGTACTTAGATTAGAAACATTGGAGATAAAAGTATGCCTATACTAGGTATAAGTGCCGCGGCGAACATTAAGAATTTTTTAAGCCAGTTGGCATCTCAAATTCTAGGTTATATATCTGTTCCAGGGACTGGATCAGGATACGGATACTACTATGGCGGTGGCGGCGGAGGGGTAGTTGAGACACTAGGTCAGGTACCTGTATACACAGTGCCGTATTATAGAACCGCAAACGTGTCTGCAATTACGGTAGAAAACTTATCTGCAAACACGATAACCTATGACCTTGGAATAGTTGATTTTGGTGTTACGTTAACACAGGGAAATACTATAAAGTACGACGAGCAGATACCCGCATATACTAAAGTAACAGTTTCCTCAGGCATAACCAATCCTTTAACAGAAAGAAAGACAATATACGTTTTTCCTTCAGCAGTTGACCAGGTCGAGGTGGAGGTATATGGAACTGAGACTCGAATACCAATTTTTGCAGCAATTGGCGCACGTGCTACCTTTAATAGCGTTAGCCGCGCTGCAACCTCTACAGACGGTGTAACTTGGGTGGCAAGAACATTGCCTACTGATGCTGGTGGATGGTACTCACTTGCATATGGCAATGGGGTATTTTTAGCTATGGCTTTTATCGACGATCTTGCCGCAACTTCCTCAGACGGTGTGACCTGGACGATGAGAACAGCGCCTCAGCGCGATTGGACCAGACTTATATTCGCCAATGGAAAGTTCGTCGCCCCCAACCGTGTCAATGCAAATAATACGCAGGTAGACGTAGCCTCAGCTTCTACCAACGGTATTACCTGGACAGAATCAACCATAAGCGTTGGTGATGGCGATGCTTACAACAATATTGCATATGGCAACGGAGTATTTATAGCTCTTGGCTACGACACTGACGCTAGCCGAACTCCTCAGTATACTGCGTCGTCTACAGACGCTGTAACATGGACAAGAAGTACGAATAATCTTCCTACAGATAGAACTGGATCCGACCTACTGTACGGTGACGGCCTGTTTGTGGCTATTGCTTCTGGAGATATAACTCAATTTAACTACGATAAAATCCATACTTCTACGAACGGCACTAACTGGACAGAAAGAACTATGCCTGCGGATATAAGATGGTTCTCAGGTGCACATGGTAACGGAGTGTATGTAGTTACTGCTTATGACTCAGCTACAGCCGCCTCGTCTACAGACGGTGTCACTTGGACACAAAGAACTATGCCTGCAAGCGCAGCCTGGTTCAATACCGCGTACGGCAATGGAGTGTTTACAGCTGTTGCGTATAACTCAAACATAGCTGCCTCATCTACAAACGGCATCACTTGGACACAAAGAACGCTTCCTGGCACTGCGCTCTGGCGAGGACTTACGCATGGAAACTACTGATTTAACTAAAGCGCTACAGTATCTATATAAAGATAAAGCTGACGTATAATTAAAAATAATCTAGCTAAGCAAGATAAAAAAAGGAGAAGCAAGAATGGCACTAAGATATGAGATTGAGGATGGAACCAACGCAGTACGCGTGTTCTACCCAGACGCAGATGCGCCAGCATTGTTTCAGCCTGACTGGCCAGATACAACGCCGTGGGCGAATCGAGCAGAAGCAGAGGCGTGGGCACAGCTTTATATTGCTTCAATTGAAGATGAAGATGCACCGTATGCGCCTACAAGCCCAGGACAGCCTGGAAAGGCAAAGCCAACAGCCGAACAACTCACCCAAATCGAGGAGGCGCAGGCTGCTCTACAAGCAGCAACAACCCCTCAAGAGCAACAAGAAGCTCGAGCTGCTTTAAGAGCTATCTACGAGTCGATGAACTAAAGTTCAACGTACAAAAGCCGCCTAGTTTTTAGCTAGGCGGCTTTTTGCTTTGATATGTTACTATTGACGTATGACTGCACAGGCGGATAAACAGTTCTTTTTTATGGCAGGTCTTCCACGCTCGGGAGGCACGCTGCTGTCTTCTATCCTTAACCAAAACCCTAATGTCTACGTGTCGCCGCAGTCAACGCTACCTAATACCTTAGGAGCTGCGTACAACCAATACCAAAGTAAAGAAAACAAAGACTCCGATCAATTCCAAAATATATTTAATGTCATGGAAATGATTATTCCTACGTTTTATAGCAACCGTCCTGAGAAATATATAGTCGATAAGAACTTTAGTTGGCTAGAGCCTCACCCCTACGTAATACTAGAAAATCATCTTAAAAATGCCATCAGAGTCATCTGCCCAGTTCGTAACGTGCTAGAAATTCTTGCATCTTGGAATCGCCTGTGTGAAAATGACCCTAAAAACGCGTATGACGTTGAGATTAGAAAAACTGACCGAGCTAGTCTCCCCATGGCAGATAAGCGCGCAAACTATTTCATGCGCATGGGGACAAACGGCGACGCCCAAAATGGAATATTAAACAGTATTGAAAACATGAAAAGAGTCCTGTATCCGCAGTTTAAGGATAACATCATGCTAGTCGACTACGAGGCTCTTATGCATGACACCGCGTCTAGTATCAAGGCAGTCTATGATTTTCTTGAGATCAAGCCTTACAAACATGACTTAAACAACCTGTCTACACCGCATGCGTATAATGATATCTGGGGTGTTAAAGGTCACCATGAAGTAAAGTCAAGCATCAAGCAAGAAAAGTATGACCTTGAAAAAATATTTTTACCAGAGACTATTAAAAAGTATTCCGGGCTAGAATTCTGGAAACAAACTACTAAGGAGAAATAAATGATCATCCAAGTTATAGGTCTTCCAGGTTCTGGAAAAACAACGCTGTCTAAAGCTCTTATGGAGCACACAGATGCTATTCATCTCAACGCCGATGAAGTTCGAGCAGATCTTAACAAGGATCTAGGTTTTACTCCTGAAGATCGTATCGAGCAGGCACGTCGCTTAGGCGCGTTAGCTCGTCTATTGCACGCACAGGGACGTTTAGTTATCGTTGATTTTGTGTGCCCTACTTCTGAGACGCGCGAGGCATTTGGCACCCCAGACTATTTAGTCTGGGTAGATCGCATTGAAGAAGGTCGCTTTGCAGACACTAATAAAATGTGGGAAGACCCTACGGAGTACAGCGTTCGTATTGAAGCAGATTGTACTGTCGAAGAAGAAGTTCAAATTGTTTTAACAGCAACTGGCCTTCACGACTGGAAGAAGCCGACGACTTTGATGCTTGGTAGATACCAACCATGGCACGAAGGTCATCATGCTCTTTACAATGAAGCTGGTAAACGAACATCGCAGGTTCTTCTAGGAGTTCGTAACACGCAAGGAACGAGTGAGAAAGATCCGCTGTCGTTTGACCAGGTAAAGTTTTACATCGACAAGGACCCTGCAATGAAGGATGCGATGGTTGTTCGAGTCCCTAACATCACTAACATCGTCTATGGACGTGATGTAGGATATAAGATTGAACAGGTAGATTTGGGTGCAGAGATTCATGCTATTTCTGCTACGCAAAAGCGTAAGGAAATGGGTATATGAAACACTTAAAGTTGGTTAATGAGAACTACTTTAAGCATATGTTTGAAGCATGGATAGTTGCTATTACTTTTATTGGTGCAGGTCTTATCTGTTTTATTCATTCAATTTTTCCATTTTTGTTTCAAACAACAGCATCAACTATGGTAAAAAATATTCTTAATAGAACAAACAAAAGACAGGGAAAAAATGATTAACAAGTTTAAGTCTTGGTTCTTTAAACCAAATCAACATTTTCAGATTAGATACAATACAAAAAATAATGGTGGTCCACTAAAGTGGAGAATTATAGTTGATGGAGAAGAAGTGTTAGCCAGCCATATTGAAATTCACGGATACACATATGGAGAGTCAAGTTTTGTTGACGGGGATCAAAAGATGAATATTGCCTGTGATGGAAAAATTTATTGGCATGGAACAAGGGCATCAATTCAAACTTGTCCAGGACCAGAGATACTTTCGTGATCGTTTCTAAGTCAAGATCCTTAATTAAATCATTAACATGGAGAGTAGTTGCGCTAATCACTACATTTGTTTCTGCATATTGGATCACTGGTGAAGAGATTGCTGCGCTACAAGTCACGGTATTGACAAATACAATTAACTTTATTTTGTATTACGCGCACGAACGTGTTTGGAATAAAATAAAATGGGGAAGAGCCAGTGAGACATCTTAAAGATGGTACACTTGTCGAAGAATTTGAATCAGCAGTTGATTTAACCATTCACACAAAGTGCCCGTCAAAATGGCTTCTTATAGATATGGAAACAGGTCAAAAGTACATTGGTTCAAATAGCGAAAACCCATATGGTAAATGGATAAGGATAGACAATAATGAAGCACTATGATGTACTAATTGCAACACCAGGTGCGATGCTCGAGGCTCAATATGTAGACAGTCTTGTTGAGACATTAGCTGAGTGTGATAAGCGCGGAATTTCATACAAGTGGCTTAATGCCTACACATCTCTTGTTCACCATGCAAGAGAGTTGACAGCAAGCGGTTCCAAAAATCTTAACCTTGACCCGACGCAGGTGTCACCTGCAGGAAAAGACATCACCTATAATAAGATTTTTTGGATTGATTCAGATATAGCCTGGACGGTAGACGACTTTTTTAAGATATACGACTCGGAATATGACGTAATCTCCGGTGCGTACTTGCTAGCAGATGGAGTTACAACTACAGTACATGCGTGGGGAGAGCCTGGCGGAATACCAGTGCATAAAATACTTAAGATGAATGAAATTATAAAGGTGCAAAGCATTGGCTTTGGTTTTGTTGCGATGAAATGTGGAGTGTTTGAAAGTATTCAACGTCCGTGGTTTAATCATGAGCAGGTGCAGGTTGGAATAGACGTGGCTGGGAACGCAGTTATTGACACGGTAGGTGAAGACATATCGTGGTGTGTAAAAGCATATAGGGCTGGAATTGATATTTATTTTGACCCTACGGTTCTAGTGACGCACATGAAAAAAATCCCAATCACCTGGAGATAGTTAACAATAGAATCGTAAAAAGATAGAGCCGGACGCGCGATTACTCGCGCTATCCGGCTCTTGTGTTTTAGACGTTCTCTCCCGGGACGTCAAAAACTAGTAATACTGTATACCTAAAAGCTCTACTTAACAGGCAATCCTGTAATAGATTTCCAAGTTTTTGCGTCAACGATACCAGTTACAGGCAACTTCTTAGCCTTCTGATGGGCCATGACAGCCTTCTTTGTGACTGGGCCAAATTGACCATCGGCTGGCTTAAGATCTAATGCCGCCTGAACAGTCTTAACATGGATACCAGACTCACCTGGGTCGATTGTCTCACCAGGGTAAACCTTACCAGTTGTATCCTTTTCCTTTACTACCTTAGGAGCAACTGGGCTGGCTGTTGATCCCGCATAGTCTGGACGACCCCAACCAACGACTGCCATAGGAAGTCCTTGCTTAGCGCCCTTCTTGTATGCGCGAATCTTCTTGCATACTTCGCCGCCGTTGCGCTGGTCACCCTTAGGAGCGCCTGAGGTGTTCCCCTCAAGGCAAACCATGCTGCCGTCCTTGTTATCCTTTACGACAATTCCTACGTGCGAGATACGGTTGACACCGTCACCTGGGAAGTCAAAGTAGACTACGTCGCCTGGTTGTGGAGTATTTACTCCGTCGTTGTCATACCAGCGCTTTTGCTTCTTGAAAGCATCTGCGCCTGCAACTGTTGAAACGGTGTTAGGCACCTTAACTCCAGCTTGGTTTGCGCACCACATTACGTATGATCCACACCATGGCAAGAAGTTTGCCTTTGTGAACGCGCCGTACTTTGTTTCGTTATC